ATAAACATCATCTTCAAATAACAACAAGAAACCATTCAGAGTCGAATCAGATATAATCTCTCCATTAACATCACCGATATTTAATCTGACTTGTCCAAGAGGTGTGGAAGGATCGATATCAATAGTATCTAATCCTATAACTTCCATCATAATTGTCTCCCTAAAACTATCTCTATCCGCTTCGGATGCGAATATAGCATCTTCCCCATTATCTGTTCTTTTAAATAACCTGAAACCTTGACTTACTAGTAAGGGTCCGCTGGAGAAGATAGTCGTACCTAGTTCCTGTCCCCCTGTTGTATCAGTACATCATAAGTGCCAGTAACAGTTGATGGCTCCACTCTGATAGCTTGCCAGAAACCAGAAAACTGGAATGCGTTAGGACTAGCTAAGTCCAGAGTTTGTTGTTGTTGGGGGTTTAAGGGGTCAGCAATAGGGATAAAAGGCTTGTCTTCTCTAACCCTAACAGAAAAACCCAATGTCCCTGAAGTACCAGTGGCTGATACTTGAATAAATGTAGCAGACCTATTAACTAAAATTATCTGATCCCCACCAGCTTGTGTTAAGCCAGTGACCTCTACATCTTCATATCTTCTTTTCTCTGCCATAATGACCTACAGAAGCCCCCGTTAAGGGGGCCATTACTATTAAGGGACGAAAGTAGCTTGAGTGACAGCTTGAGGACGCCTTACCATGTTGAGGAAGTTACTTTCAGTATGAATATGGATATTCTTACCTTTGTTCATCCACTCGAAGAAGTAAGAGCGTTGTGCAGGAATATTCAGGCTATCTAGGAAGTTTGCAGGAGCAAAATAAGTTAAGAACATATCCTCAACACCCATGGGTAAGTAATACGCCTCATTAGCTGGGATAAGTCTTTGTTGTACGCCATTACGATCTGCAAAAGAACCCCTGTATTCATAGAAGACAACACCTTGGAACTCGAACTTACGAAAACGTGTTCGGCTGTTATTACCGTCCATCGCCAAACGATCACGTAATGGTTGAGCCTGGGCACTGGTAGAGTAATCTTTATAATACTCTTCTATCTGATCACTAGAGATTAGTTGTTGGAAATATTCAGGAGAGGCTAGACAGATAACTCCAGACACATTACCACCAGTTAACACATTATCCTGGATATGTGCTACTTCCTCTTCTATAGCGGCTAGGATATCGAATGCAGGATCTGCTAGATTATGGTTAGTCTCTTTCCTAGTAACACCAAACTCTGTATACCAGTTGGTTACGTTAGTAGGTGCAGTAGGGGCATAGACATTACCCATAATAGCTTGCATTCTAGCGTATTCCATTGTAGCATCCCAACTACGCTGAATACGAATCATCTTATCCGCTCTAACACTATCTACAGTCTCGAAATCCATAGGAGTGCCGTGACGTCTAATTCCACGAATATCTCTAGGTTTTATAGAGTCTGCCTTCTGAAAGTGAGGAATAACAACAGAATGTAGATTAGAGAAATCTTGCTCATTCCATTCAACTTTCTCTGTATCAAGTTTGTTGGCTTCAATAAGGGTTAAACTCTCATCCCTGTCATCAAACTCTACAGAATAAACAGATTTAACTTCTTCCCTAAAGAGACCAAGCTCTCCACCAATAAGGTTCCACATATTAGGGATCTTATTGATCTCGTCCGTATAATCGGCTAATTCAAATCCGCCAAGGGTTCTAACTATCGCCATTAAAATGACTCCTCTACTAAAATAGGTGCATTACGACTTTCTAGGGAGTCATATGCGGCTTGTACTTTGGTTGGGTTATCGTATGATGCATCTAACTTGATTCCAGCAGTACCAACAATAGCTGGACCCCTGATCAAGACAGCAACTTGTGTGTCAGTAGATGCAGCGATGGTCTTAGGTTCTACCACTAATGCAACCACATCTTCTGAGCCATCTACGGCAGTCTCTACAGATATTTTATACTTACCATCCGCTGTAACCCTGCCTAGAGCTGTACCTAATAGATACTCTGTTTCTGCACTCTCATTGACAGTGACATCTGCTCTGCAATAGCCAACTTCTTGGGCATATTCATACTTAATTAAATTACTTTCTCTTTCTACTTGCTGTGCTATAATAGGCATTTAAAACCTCATTTACTTAGTAGTTATGCCAAGTTGTTTATTGATGGCTGATAGGGTATTATCACCGGATTTCTGTACACCTCTTTGTATTTCTGGAGTGGTGTCTTCTTCAGTGAATTGTGAATAGAACCCACCATTAAATAATTCATTCTCAGCTTTGGTTTTGGTATCTTTAACTGCTAGCAATGTTTTAATTAAAAATTCACCATCCTCTACAGATAAAGACTTAACAATATTGACTAATTTAGTCGTACCTTTTTCCTTTTCTTCGTCAGAGCCATAATCTAAGTTTAAGCTTTTAGCCTTACTGATAATCTCTGCCCTCTCATTCTCAGCCTTAGCAGATTCCATTTCTTGCTTTAGTACATTAACTTGCTCTAACAATGTTTCGTTAGCTTTAGATAAAACCTCATTCGACTCGACAATAGAATTTAGTTTATCCTGTTGAGCTTTCATTAGGTTTTTGAGTTCTTCTTCGTATTTCATTCGGGGTATGTCCTCATTGGTGTTTTGGATATCTTCAATATCTTGCTGGGAGAGTTTAGATTTCATTATCACGCTAGTATGTTGGTTATTAGCACTGAACCCTTGGAAATCTAAAGTGTGGGCTACGTGATACTCTGGGTCTGAGAAATCTATATTTGTTATTTGATTACCATTACTCTTGAGGTAATCTAGGGTTTTTTTATCAATCGTCATCTTGTTTATATGTCCTCACTGTAGCCAATCCTTGTGGGGATACTCCTGCCATGCGTTTACTCTTCTTAAGCTCCCACAAGTAGTCGTTATGGAATTTACTCTCTATTAACCACGTGCCTTTAGAGATAACTTGCCTAACACCATCCGAGTTAATAATCTCTGCATCAAAAGGTTGTATCCAACTCTTAGTGAACTCTATATCGTCTGTGTTATAGACATGGCCTACGTTAGCTCTCATACAATTAGAGGAGAAATTCTTCTCTATCTTGACTAGGTCTTCCTCAGAGTACCAGTCGTTATGACTATCCAACTTCCATGGTTCTGCTACAATATCTATGGATATCTTCTGCTCTACGTCTAAGGCTTTGAGTATGGGTTTTTGTTGAAGACCTAAAGCATTCATAATACTCTGTAACATGCTCTTGGTTTCAGAATCTTCTGAGGATTTAGTGATGGTGTTCTGGACCCTTCTAGCCTCCAACTTAGTCTTTGCGTCTTCTATAGCTATAGGGAGGTTGTTGGTCATAAAGAGATTATCGGCAAGGTCGAATAAAAACATCCTTAACTCGTCCCTATCCATACCCTCTATTGCTTCATCTAACGCTTTAGTTATTTCTACTTGTTCAGTATTAGTTTTCATAATCACACATTATTTATGTTAGCTGCTGACCTATCATCACCAGAAACAGCTTGTCCTGTTCCAGAAGGTAGACCTTCTCTCATACCCTCACCAGAACTGGTATTGTTCTCAGTTTCTATGATTTCTGTATCAGCATCTTTCATGGGTGGTAGGTTAAATACAATATCCCTAACCATATCTTCGATATCTTCCGTGGGTCGTACTGCTCCAACAGCCAATAATTGTTGTACAGCTTTAGAAAATATAGCGACATCTCTATCATCAATATCCCCAAACTGTAATCTGGCAGAGGTTTTAGGGTTATAATCCCAACCATTAAGCCTATACTGCTGCCGCATAACGTTATGGTTGTAGGTAGATTCCACATCCATCTTCTGAAGATACCTAACACCTAAAGATAGGGTGGAGGTTTTAGAGTTAGCTAAAGCAAAAGATCCATGAGCGTCAGCACCTAAATTAAGGACATCTGCCAAGAAATTCATCAGCATGACTTGACTATGTCTTCTGATAATCCTATCGGTATCGTACTGCTTACCACCACCATCGATACCCTTAAGCTCTAAGGTATACCTATCTTTACCTGTGGTGGTGTATGAGATAGGTTTTATAATGGTGTTCTGACTACCAGCATGCATTGCTGCTGCATTATCTTCCATCACTCTAAGATTCCTAGCATCTACAGAGTTAGGATCAGCATCAGCAGCAGCTAGTACAGCAGCATCTACACCTAAAACAACCACACCACCCATATCTTTAGTGATACCGATAGCTTCATACTCTTCACCCACAGATTTATATCTCCAGGAGACATAACATCCCTTGAAGGGGGAGTTTCCTTCTGGATTATCCCTATGGGGTCTGTGTCTAAAGTTGACTATCTTTCCTATGGGTACATCTTGATAATTTCTTGCTTTTTGGAATCTTAAATCGGAAGGGACTAGAGCGAGGTCTTGTCGAATACCTAATAGTTTGCCAGTCTCTACATTATATAGCCATCTAGAGACACTGTCCTGCGATATAAGGCGATAATCAGATACATACTTAGTGCCAGCCATAGGACCATCACTTTGTACCTGAAAAGCCTTCTCATAAGGAGCAAAACCAAAGGTTAGGAGGGATGCATAGATCTCATCTAAGAAGTGTTCAAAAGGTCGGGATAAGTCGTGTAATTTATCGTTAAAGAATTCAGCTCTACGATGTTCTAATTCGGGGGCATCTTTAGGAGCCACTATCTTATACTCTGACTGAGATAATAGTGTCAGTATAATGGTGATAGCAGCACTTAAAGTGCCATCCAAAGCCATATCTTTATAAGTACAGATACTTTGTGGATATCGTAGAGCTGTTTTTTGTTCTTCTAAAATATGCCCCTGTAGTGTTGCTAGGGAAGGCATACTGTAGTAAGATCTCTTTAATCTAGATTCAGCCTGATTTAAATTAACATCAGACTGGTACAGATTGAGATTAGGATCAAATGTTGTTCTACCAGTATCTGGCATATCATAATCCTGTTATAGTCTTTATCTCCTGAATTGCAGAATGTCCAATAGTGGACTTCTGTTGTTTATCAGATAAGTTAAATTTAGGATAAATAGGTGCGTTGTTGAGGTAATTGAAACAAGAGCTTGTGGAGTCTACCCAATCGTCTTTTCTCAAACCAGTAGAGGGAGAGCCATCAAACTCTTCAAGTTCGGTGAGGTAAGCGTTTAAGGAAGCCACATTAGGAAAGGAATCTTCAAGGATATCTACCATACCGTTCATAGCAGCGGCAGAGAATGGTTCAAATTTCTTAAGTTTATTCTTCTTGTCTACCCTATCTATATGACAGATAAATCCCTCACTACTGATAGCAGACCACATCAATTCAGCAACTTGCTTTCCAGCGGATGCACTGTCTTGAGGAATAACTACATAACACTCTTTACCATCAGATTCAGCCTGGTTAATGATAATTTCATCCCTAGTTCCTGGCCTTAGTCTGAATCGTCCACGAATATCTCTTGTATTCTTCTTGACTTCTTTGCATGTTGGGTGGAAATCTCCAACTATAATGTATCTACCTTGGGGAGTTC